TGGCAACATATCTATTCAAAGATGCTAATAAAGCAGCTTTTGTTAATGGTGTAAACAATTTATTTAAAGATAACGGTTTAGATCGTGAGATTTCTTCAACCGATTTGCTAGACGCAATGCCTGGAAAGGCTCAATTTACATTTTTTATTACGGATGACCCACAAGAGGACGATATTTTAAAAAATGCTGAAAATGAAAAGTATTTTACATTCCCATTTCGTTCGATCGATTTACAAGAAATGATTAGGGAATCTAAAAAATTACTAAAAAAATCTAAAAAATAATTTGGCGTCGGAACTTTCTCACGTATATTTAAACGTTGGGAGGGTTTGAAACCCAAACAATTGGAAAATGAACGCGAAACGTTACAAACGTTTGCAAACGTTGACCAAACATCACACCAAACGCGTATATACGTATAAATGTATTAAATTATGAGATATAAGGATCAAGTCTTAAATAAAATAAATCAATTAGAAAATCTAAACCGTACATTGGATTTTCAACTTTCACGAGGTGAGAGTTCTGATTCGTTATTACAAACATTAAGTGACATGAAGGAAAAAATTGAGGATTTACGCTCAACTGTTTCTTTAGAACACGATGAGTTTTCTACATACATTTAAACAAAAAATAGGTTATGGTATTGAATGAAGAGCAATTGCTAGAAAACTGGCAACAATTTTTAGGTTATATTGAACAATATATCACTGGTGATCGACAAAAACGGTTAATTGATTTTTATAATAAGTATGAAGAACGCTTTATATTATTACCTGCATCGCATAAACCAGCATACCACAACTGTTTCCCTGGAGGATATATCGAACATGTTAATCGTGTGGTATCAGCTAGTTTGGAGATAGATACTATTTGGAGAAAATTTGATGTTAAATCTACATATACTACTGAAGAGGTAGTATTTTCTGCTTTAAATCATGATTTAGGTAAATTTGGTACATTCGAACATGAAGCTGTTTTACCTAATCCGTCTGAATGGCATGTGAAAAATCGTGGTGAGATCTATACTTTTAATACTCAGATGGATTATATGACTGTTCCAGATCGTGGATTATGGTTATTATCTCAATTAGGTATTGAAGTTTCTAAAAATGAATGGTTAGCTATTAAACTACATGATGGTTTATATGATGAATCAAATAAATCTTATTTACTATCGTGGGGTCCAGAAACTAAATTACGTACATCATTACCATTTATTATCCACCAGGCTGATTTATTAGCAGCACGTATTGAATTTGAACGTGAGTGGTTAGATAAATTAAACGGAACTCCAGTTGAAGCTCCTAAACCATCCCCTTTAAAATATAAACAGCAATCTCAAATATCAATACCAGAAAATTCAAATCTGAAAGATATAATGAGTAATTTCTTTGAATAATATGGAATTAATAATATATATTACTATTACTTTATTAATAGCATCAGGCTATGCTACTTTTAATATGTTTAGAAAAATAGAACGATTAGAAAAAATTGTTGATCAACAAAATCAATATATTACTAACATTTCTGAACTGATAGAATTATCAAATAAAAAAATAGGGGAGTCTGAAGTTGCGCAAGCATTTAAATCAGATGATGATATTGGTTTTTTCTTTGAGACATTACAAGAAATTCAAACTCAATTGAATTCTTTTAAAACTCGAAACAATTAATATGGATTTAATATCCCCTCCAGAAGAAGAGGTACTTTTAACTAAAAAAGGAACAATACGTAAACGTAAACCTAAAAAATCAATTCTATATTTTACTTCAGATACTGAAGAAGCAATTATAGAATATTTAGCCTCTAAAGATCAAGATAATCGTAATCATATATTTGATCAACGTATTGATTATGCTTTTCATAAATTAGCAGAAAATATCATTCATACATTTAAGTTTTATTATACTGATGTTGATACTATTAATGAGTTAAAACATGAAGTAGTAGCATTTCTTTTAGAAAAACTTCACCTATATGATCAATCTAAAGGTAAAGCGTATTCTTATTTTGGTACTATTGCTAAACGTTATTTAATTATATATAATGAAAAAAATTATAAAAAAATTAAAGGTAAAGGTACTTTAGAAGAAGTAGATGAGGATAAAATTATAGTTGAAGATTTGGTTCGTGAATCAAATAATGATGCTGATTTAAATGATTTTATTTCATATTTTGTCCGTTATATGGATATCCATCTTGAAAGATACTTCCCAAGAATCCAAGATCAGAAAACAGCAGATGTAATTTTAGAATTATTTCGTAAACGTGAAAATTTAGAGATATTCAATAAAAAAGCTATTTATATTTACATTCGTGAAATGATAGATGTTGATACTTTTCAAATAACTAAAGTAATAAAAGTATTAAAGAAAGTATATTATAATCTATATAATGAATATTACGAAACAGGATTTGTAAAAATCTAAAAAAATATATTTATAATAAAATAAATATTATGGATTTTGAACAAAAAATATTCGGTCAAAAATCTTTTTCCGATTTATTAAAAAATATCTACGACAATTCTCGAGAAAAAGAAAAACAAATAAAAGACTTAATTTCGGGATTAAAACCACTTGTGACCGATACTCAATCTGCTTTAATGGTTGTCCCATTAATTAAAGAATATCTTGACGTATCTGTTAAAAATGATGACTCATTAATAAAAATGGCAGGTATTGTACAACGCGCTATGAATAATAGTGGAAATGGTACTGATGACTTTTTAAGTGAAGCTGAGTTAGATCAAATACGAGGTGAAGTTCAAAAAATTGGTGAAGAAGTAAATAAATCTATAATTAATGAGGACCGCAAGGAATAGTATAAGTGGAGCTTTAACTTCTCAATTAGGAACATCAAAAATTCCTAAACCATCAAGTTTTACAATTGGTAAAGTGTTTGCTGTTATAATGGATGAAAAAACCCCGGATACACAAACATTTGAGAAGTTTGGGGGGTGGATAGCTTTAGGTACCATATTCTATTTAGATTACCCATTATCAAAAAATTCTAAAGATGCTAAATTAGCAGATTGTAAAATTGCTAAACCATTTTCTCCTAATCAAAGATATTTTCCTTTAAAAGAGGAGTTAATAGTATTATTTGATTTACCTTCCCCTGAAACCCAAGAAAACTCATTAAAAGTTGAAAAATATTATTTAAGTGTTATAAATCTTTGGAATAATAATCACCATAATGCTCAACCAACAGATAATAAACCTAGTCTAGGAGTTACATTTACTGAAAAAGCTAATATAAATACTATTTTACCTTTTGAGGGAGATAATATTTTTGAAGGTCGGAATGGTAATTCACTTCGTTTTTCAAGTACAACTAAATATAATAATTTAGAAAATTTCTGGAGCATTACAGGAGAAAATGGTGATCCTATTACATTATTAACTAATGGGCATGATTTTTCTTCTTCATCTTTGAGACCATATGTTGAAGATATAAATAAGGATGGATCTGCTATTTATTTAACATCAACTCAAAAAGTCCCTATAACTGTAAGAAATTTTGATTCTAATCTTTTATTTAATCCTATAAAAGCTAATAATTATTTTAAAAATCAATCGATAATTTCTAGTGATAGAGTAATTTTAAGTGCTAAAAAAGATGAGGTATTGATATATGGTAATGGAATTGGGTTATCCTCCTCTAAAACTATTTATTTAAATTCAAATTCAGAAGTTATTTTAGATTCCCCAAAAATTTTATTAGGTTTAAAAAATGGTTCGCCTGCTGAAGAACCTTTATTATTAGGTAATCAAACCATAGAAGTATTATCAACTTTAATTAAAGAATTAAAAGCATTATCTACATCTTTATCATCTGTAATAACTCCCCCAGCAGGTACTCCACTAATTCAAATTAATGTAGCTGGTAATGAATTATATACAGCTTTAGAAAATATTACTACATCAACAAATAATTTAAAAAAATTAAAATCTACTAAATCATATACAGTATAATGGTATCTACAGAAAACATATCTAGTTTAGCTAATATCAATAAAGATACTATTGTAGATAGTGCTAAAGCATTATTAGCTTTAAAGAAAAACGAATTAGTAGAGAAATTTTTATCTGCAAAAACAGAAATTATAAACCAGATTAAGATAGATTCTGAAGATTTAATACAGCAAAAAATTACATCGGAAATAAATTATAGGCAAAGACAACTTAAAATATCAACATTACGTAAAACAGATAATGAAAAGCAAAATGATCTTAATCAATTAGAAAAAGATTATCTAGCTGAGATTCAAACTATTGATGAAAATATAAAATCTAAAACTTTAGAATTAGAAAATCGCATCAAAGCATATTTGCCCCAAGAAATAGCAGAAGCTAAAGCATTTGCCAAATCCACAGCTGATTCAACTGAATCAGCTAGAAATAATATTAAAAATGCTAGAAAAGTAAAAATATCTACTAGATCTTTAATTACTACTATTGGAGTATTAGCTAATTATTTAATTAGTACAATATCAATTGGGAATAAAAAAATAGAAAATTTAGTAGATAAAGTAAATACTCAAATTAAAGATATAAAAATAGAACAAGATATAATAAAGTGTAAGTTATTAGTCAATAGAGCTAAATTAATTATAACTCAAAATAAACAACAATTAAAAACTATTAGAGATATTTTAGTTATAATTGAAGTAATACTTCCTTTAATTGATACTATATTACTACTATTTAAATCTAACCCTATTCCCTCAGCAGTTCCTCCAGGAATTGGGATCCCATTAGGTACTATTAATACTATAGATTCTAAATCTAAAACATTAGATGATATAAGAATAGCAGCTGGTATTGTATTAACTATAATTAATCAGGTAATAAGTAAATTAATTGATGATTTAAATTATCAGGAAAGTCGATTATTACCTATTGAAGGATTATTAGAAAATAACATAGATGCTATTAATTCTGCTAATTTAAAGTCTAATAATGGGTTAGGTTATTTAAGTGGATATGATTATAAAGGATTTAAATTTTTTATTAAAGAAGAAAATAACCCTCAATTTGTAGTACAAGGAAATAAACGTAGATATGCTATTGCTGTTAATATAATAGGAAAAGAAGTTATACAAAGTTCATTTTCATTTACCTTAGCTCCTGATGTATTAGTTGAAGAATTGAAATTACAAATAGACCGAGAATCTCTTGTGTCTTAATATTTATAATCATGAAAGTAGACGTATTTAAAAAACTTATTAAAGAAGCGGTTCGTGAAGTTCTAAGAGAAGAACTATCACAAGTTAATCCTACTCAAATACAAGAAAACAGAACTATGAGTTTTACAACTCAAGATGTTGATATGGTAGCGTATAGACAAAATCTAGTAGCTAATATGGGTTTAATCCCTCCATCCCAACCTAATGTAAAATTAAAAGTTCAATCAACCGGAAATCCATATTTAGATATTATAGCTGAAACTGCTTCTACTATGACTTCTCAAGATTTAGCTGCAATGCGACAATATAACGAATAAATATGCCGATACCTCAGGTAGTAAAAATAGATCCTAGAGATTTAGATGGAAATAAAGCTATTGGTGTATCTCTTCCATTTAATGCTAGTGGTGTATTTAATAAAACCTATTCTACAAAGGATCAAATTAAATCAAATTTAATTAATCTTTTATTAACTAGTAAAGGTGAAAGAGTATTAAATCCTGAATTTGGAGCTGATTTACCTCGTTTATTATTTGAACCATCTACTGAAGATTTATACGATAAAATTAGAGACCAAATATTTTCTAATACATCAATATATATTCCTGAAATAACATTAATTAATATAGATGTAACTTCAGAACCTGATATATATTCAATTTATTTAAAAATAGATTACAAACTAAATATTTCAGGTCAAAAAGACAATATTATAATTGAACTACAATGATAATTGATGATAAAAATATAAAATATACAAATAAATCATTTAGTGATTTTAAAGCATCTTTACAAGAATTTGCTAAAACATACTTTCCAGATACTTATAATGATTTTTCTGAATCCTCTCCTGGTAATATGTTTATCGAAATGGCATCATATGTTGGTGATGTTTCATCATTTTATATTGATTCCCAAATTCAAGAAAATTTTTTAAACTTAGCTAAAGAAAAGGAAAGTTTATATAATTTAGCTTACTCATTTGGGTATAGACCTAAAGCATCATATGCTTCTAATACTATAATAGATGTTTACCAATTAATTCCATCAATTACCAGTGGTAGTACCTCATATCCTAATTTAAATTACTCATTATCAATACCAGAAAATACAATATTAACTAGTAATTTAGATGCTCAAAAATTCTTATTAACTGAAAATATTGATTTTTCAGATACTAGTTCAGCTGAAATAAGTTATGTCGATTCATTTTATTATTTAATAAAAAAATCCTCAACAGCCATATCTGCTGAGATAAAAACATTTTCTTTTACTTTTACAAATCCAGAAAAATTTACTTCAATTACTATTGAAGATAATAATATTTTACAAATACTAGAGGTTAAAGATAGCGATAATAATATATGGTATGAAGTACCATATTTAGCACAA